AGAACCTCCAGAAGACAGGGGTTGGACGAGCCGTTTTAGTCCTATATCTACAGCCCAAGCACAGGTGCAACCCATGAGCGGAGAAGGGTTGGGTGCAGCAGGATTGCTTGACCAGCAATTTGGTATGGGACTTGATTTCCCCGATAGGAGCAAGTATGGATTACAGCCCACAACAGAAGGTGGTGCTGATTTAGTACAGGTAGGGCATTACAATTTATCTGGTACTACAAGAACCGCATTGGAAGGTGATAAAATAGGTGAACTTCCGTGGTATCAGGACAGGGCATACTTGGCATTTGATGCTGCCAGTGATTTTAATGCATTTAATGATGCTTTCCGCGCGGCATTCCAAAAGGATATTCCAATAGAAAGTGCTTACAGGGATGCACGACATAACACTGCTCTGAAGGCGCAGGGGTCAGTTAGCGGATCGCTTCACTTAAAGGGAGAAGCGTTTGATCCGCAATTTAGTGTTTTAACTCCTGAAGAAAGGCAATGGTTGAAAGACAACGCGCCGACTTACAATTGGTTATGGCACTTATACAAAGCCCCTAAAGGCCATTTTAAGTACACTGGATAAGTTATGCATGATCCAGCAATTGAACGCCTTAGAGGATTACTTCCACCGGATGAATGGGATTATTACCACGGATTACTATCGTCTGCTTCCAGAAGAGGGGAAGCGGCAGAAGCAGGTGAAACATGGTCTGGAAGTACAACCAGCGGCATGGGAACGTGGAATATTGAGGTTCCCCATGTAGGCGCATCATCTCAATTATCTGGTATGGAAATACTGGGAATGCTTTCTTTATCTAATGTACGGGATGTGTCTGGACGGCAGGTGTTCCCTAATTATGCAGATGTAGTATTAAATCATATACTTGGAAATATAAATATTCATCCCAGAACACAAGCCCGTGCTGCACGGATAAATGCAAACAGGAGGGTGCAAGATATGGGAACGGCGCACCAAATGTTTCGGCCACCATACCAACCTATACAAGCGCGTGGCAGGTGGTTTCAATATGATGATACAAACCCACTAAGCGAGATAGTCTTAGAAATGCGATCTAGCTATTCAGATGAAGAATTCGGCGAAGAATACTCAGACGATCAAATTAGTGCTAAGTATCCCGCTCTAGAAATACATGAATTTCTACATCGAGCATTTAGTTTTTTTACGGATCATCCAGAAGAGTTATTCGATGAAAATCAAAATGAAATAATGTATCATAATCCAGTAACTGGTCAAGATGAATCTGTCATACGCGCCATTATGGAAGAAACAAGCGATGGTTCTAACATCTGGAAAATGAGAAGGGATGTGCTGGAAGGTGATGATATGTGGTCTTCCGCGCAGAGGTATCCGGGACATGAATTATCACGTTCTATTGATTGGAGAAGAGGTTATCCGATCCCTGTAACGACTGAAAATACTCTGGAACACAACAGAAAACGTAGGCTTCTAAATGCTTTGAATGGGATAGCCAACAATATTATAGAACGTTCTTTAGAGCGTACAGAAGAACTTGAGAGTGTAAATAGAATGCGTGGGCGTACAGCTTCTGGAATGTAGCAATGCCAATACAACGCTGTACCTTAAACAACGGAAAGAAAGGATACAAATGGGGAAAATCTGGAAAATGCTATGCAACTAGAGCAGGTGCAGAGAAGCAAGCCAGCGCAATTTACGCAAGTGGCTACAAAGGACGAACTGGGAAAAGCGGTAGAACTCGCTAGAGAGATCAGACAAAGAGAAAGATACAACCGTATAGATTTCTACGATCCTTATCCTTACCAGCTAGCCTTCCACGAAACCGGGTCTTCTGCCAACCAGAGACTCCTGATGGCGGCTAACCGTATAGGCAAGTCCTACTGTGGTAGCATGGAGATGTCCTACCACTTAACAGGACTGTACCCTTCATGGTGGAAGGGAAGAAGATTCACACAACCCATTGTAGGATGGGCTGGCGGGGTTTCAAACGAAACCACCAGAGATATTGTACAATTTGAATTATTGGGTTCCCCCGACGATCCAGAGGCTTTCGGCTCCGGTACTGTACCGCGAAAACTAATAATAAAAACAGAACGAAAGCCCGGTGTTCCCAACGCCAAGAGCGTGGCCCTGATCAAACACGTCAGTGGGGGGAACTCTTCTTTATTCTTCAAAGCCTATGAAATGGGGGTGGAGAAGTGGCAGGGAAGGTCAGTGGATTGCATATGGCTGGATGAGGAGCCTTCCAGAGAGATATACTCCCAAGCTGTCACAAGAACTCTAGACAGGCGGGGGATGGTTTATATGACCTTCACCCCGGAAGCTGGAATGACTGAGACTGTGGCTTCCTTTATGAACAACCTCAAGTCAGGCCAATCCCTTACCAACTCCACATGGGATGATGCCTCTGAGAAAATCTTCTCCATGAAGGGGAAGAGAGGGCATTTGTCTGAGTCTGTTATGGAGCAGATTCTTTCCTCCTATTCCCCTCACGAAAGGGAGATGAGGCGGTATGGGCGACCCTCTATCGGGTCTGGTCTTGTCTTCCCATTAAGTGAAGAGAAGATAATGATTGATCCATTCCACATTGAGGATCATTGGCCGCGCATAGCAGCCATAGACTTCGGATGGGATCATCCAACAGCCGTTGTATGGTGTGCGTTGGACAGGGAAGAGGAAGCTTTCTACGTCTACGACTGTTACAGGGCTTCTAAGGCTTCCCCCACAGTTCATGCGGGAGTTATCCGTTCCAGACCACATTTTATACCCATAGCGTACCCACATGACGGAAATAGACGCGATTCTATGGGAAATCCGGGTTTAGCAGACCAATATCGTAACATGGGCTGTAATTTTATGCTGGAACACTTCACAAACCCCCCTGCATTAGGGGAAAATAAGGGTTCTAACTCAATAGAGGAGGGTTTAATGGCTATATTGCAATCTATTGAGGCCGATAAATTTAAGGTATTTTCGACTCTTTCTGACTGGTTTGAGGAGTTCAGAATGTACCATAGGAAGGATAATAAGGTGGTTCCTCTAAGGGATGACCTTATGTCTGCCACAAGATACGCCTTTCAATCACAGCGTTTTGCTGTAGCAGGAAAAGACCCTGAATGGACAAAGGATATAGAATATAGAGATTATGGCATCATCTAGAATGACCGAAGAAGAACTCGTATCGAGAATAAAATCAGAGATCACTGACTCTTTAGGCTATGGGGATGAGGTGTCCAAGCAAAGAGAGACAGCTATGGAGTATTACTATGGTCTTCCCTTTGGTAATGAGGTAGAGGGAAGGTCACAGTATGTGGACACTACAGTAGCGGATACCATTGAATGGATAAAACCCTCTCTAATGAGGATATTCGCTTCTGGTGATGAGATGGTTGTGTTTGAACCTCATGGGCCGGAAGATGTTAGATCGGCGCAACAGGCCACGGATTACGTGAACTATGTGTTTATGCGCGACAACCCCGGTTGGGATATTCTCTATACATGGTTCACCGATGCCCTACTACAGAAGAATGGCATTATAAAAATCTGGTGGGATGAATCAGACGAATGGAATAGGGAAGAGTACAGGAACCTCACAGAAGATGAGTTAGCCGTACTCATAAATAATCCTGATGTAGAAGTCATTGAGCATACTGCTCCCGGCGGAACATTTGAAGACTACGGTGAGCAGCAAGCAGAAGGACACCATGTTGTTATAAAAAGGGATTTGAGTAAGGGAAGAATAGTAGTTGATCCTGTCCCCCCCGATGAATTCCTTATAGCCAGAGAATCAAAGAGCATTGAAGATTCGAGATTTGTTTGTCACAGGGTAAGGAAAACCTTATCAGAACTGCGGGAAATGTTTGGCGATCTGGATGTTGATGAATTAGGCGGCGATGAGGACGATGATTTCTCCGGCGAAAGAGATGCGCGATTTGACTTTGACAAATCCTCCGCCCACTCTCCGTGGGGCTTTGAATCTTCGGCGCAGGAAGATGCATTAAGAACCTACTGGTTACAGGAAGCCTACCTGAAGACGGATTATGACGGGGATGGTATTGCTGAATTAAGAAAGGTTTGTCTG